ATTTGCTCAATAATTTTTTTAATATTTGCAAAAAATACAAAATTCAACGACTTGCTCATGAATGGCAGCACGAATTTAAAAAAATGTTAGAGAGAGAAATGCCTAAGAAAACCTATGAAGATGTAAGCGGAAAGCGTAAGCGTTATGATGGTCAGGCAATTTATAATTAATAGTGATGATGAGGTTTAAATGAATAATGTTGATTTTCCTCCGAATGGAGAAGTAACTGTAATAAAAGGCGCTTTCATTAACGCTAGAAAAATGAGTGGCAATGTATTAGAAAATTTTTACATGATTAAATTATCTTCAATTATTTCTATATACCCATATCGAGATGAAGAAACTGGAGAAGAAGGTAACGAATGTGTGTTTTATACTTTTAAGGACACTTATTACCACGCCCATATTTCAGCAACAAATTTAAGGCTGGCAATTAATAAATTTTTATTTGATCCTGAAAAGTGTGACACCTATTTGTAATGATTGATTATTATTGATACAATTTGCATAATTGTCTAAGGAGTAGGCAGTTATGGATAAATTGAAAAGGGAATGGGTGGAGCGCATATTCGAGCGATTGGAATGCGTTTATAAGGAAAGGTGGGCTGTGAAGTATAACGACCCAAACATTCGTGAGTTATTAGTGACTCAGTGGTCATCAGGACTGGCAGGATTGTCCTCTACTGAAATCAGACGAGCGCTAACCATGTGTGAGCTATACCCTTATGACACTATTCCTACCGTCATAGAGTTCTACCATTACGCGAAAGGGTATAGACAACCATCCAAGGTACAGCCTCCCCATTATCTTGCGCCAGAACGCAAGCAATTAGCTCAGGGCTATATGGATGAAATTAAATCAAAGCTAGGGAGAAAAAATGTTCCTCATGGAACATTGACCGTATGAAAAGAAAATCAGTAAGTTTGGATGACAAACAAGCATTAGGTAGGATGCTCTTGGGGTTAGAGCCATTAACAGAAGAGCAACGGCAGTTATGTTATAATCTGGGTAAGGACATGAAGGAATCAAGCCACCATGACACCGGAAATGTTAGCAAAGATCCGCCAATCCCTAATTGCTCATGAAGATTACAGGCGACTACCCTATGTGGACAGCGTTGGAAAAATTACTATCGGTATTGGTTACAATCTTACTGATAGGGGTCTATCTGATGATTGGATTAACCATCAGTTTGAAGCTGACGTTAGCTACTTCTATAATCAACTACTGTCTGATTTTGCTTGGTTTCGTCAACTTAATGTTGATAGGCAGATTGTTTTGGTTGATATGGCCTTTATGGGCTACAAGCATTTTCTCTCATTCAAAAAAATGATTGCAGCATTGGCAGAAAAGGATTATCACCAAGCAGCAATTGAGATGTTAGATAGCAAATGGGCAGATCAAGTGAAAGGACGTGCGACACAATTAGCAAGCGCCATGATTACAGGAGTATATAACCTATGATCAAAGACCTTTTTAAAGACGCATTACCCGTACTAGAAAATGTGGCTCCAATTGTTGCTAAATTTATTGGCGGTTATCCTGCAATCGCAGCAGAGTATTTATTACCTTTGCTAACTCATGCCGCAGGAATTAACACAGGTGATGTAGGTCAATTAGTTAAAGATATAATCAATAAAGAATCAACACAAGACATGATGAAAAAATTTGAATGCGATCATAAAGATTTATTGTGCAACTTACTGGACAACGTGAATAAGTTATCCAGTGCTGAGATTAATGTTAAGCTTAATTTTAATAAGCCTGATTAATGGTCTTTAGATGTAACCCAGTGTGGTGTTATTGCTCCTGATTCAATTAATATTCTGGCGCAACCTAATGAGTGATCCAGTATTTTTTCTATAGGTTGTTTTGAATCAAGCGATATCATTTTCATTGCAAGCGCATGTAATATTTCAGTGACGCATAGCAATCCAACATGAAAATCTGCATGATGGTCTTGGCCTATATCAATCAATTCTTTCTTGATGTAATTTATTATTTTGCCCGTAATAGGGTTTACTAATTCGTATAAATCTATTGGGTCAACTTTACTAGCTCTCTCTATTTTCATCTACTTATCCTTTGGTGTCATTAATTTGCAAACAGTGTAAGCCTCACTTAATAACTTACGCACAACAGCGCTCGCATTAAGTCCGTAATATTCCTTTAAGAATTGGAGCATCATAATATCATTCTGGTTCATGTAATATGAGCGATAGGCGTATTTGTTACCGTCCGAATTGGCGTTTAGTTTCAATTTACTCTCCTATCCTAGTATGATTTTTAAAAATAAAAATATAAATAAAATATGAAATAACAACATTTTTAATTCTCCTCTGGTCTTATATGGTAAAGCCAATTATCAAGCTTTATACCATCCAGATCATGGTTAATGAAAAAATCAATACAACGCTCTGCTAATTTTATTGCTTCTTCATCCGTTAGATTGGAACAGCTTGCGCTAAATGTATCACTCTCATATTCTTTTATATGTTCCACTAATTCGCTAAATTTCATTTTGGTTTCCTCGTTAATGGCCTCCGAAGAGGCCAGTTATTTTTATGATACTTTCGTCCACTTTCTTTCTTTTGGTAACTTTTCAAAAACTGCCACCGGGTTTCTGAAGCTATCCATTCTTTCCATATCAAACACCATTGCTTTTCTGCATGGGTCTTTCATTTTTAATACGTCATCAATATTCACGATACCGCAAGCAAATTCCATGTCACCCTTGTTGTTGTAAAACTCAACTGCGAATCTTTCGTTTGTCTGGCTCATTTTCTTGTCCTCGTCTTTGGTTAATGTAGAGATATGATATATCATATATATGGTATAGTCAACACCTCCTAACACATTTTTTATAAAAAGTCATAGGTACAGAATTAAGCAAAATTTGCCTATCTTGCTTATCCCCTACCTGTAGGGCATAATATGATCAATTAATTGCTAAGGATTGGCAAACGTGAAGGTAGGACCAAAACTCACATACGATGCAAGCAAGCAAGATGCCATTGTGGCCTCAGTTCTCAAAACGAGAGGTTCTCTCGGTCAAGTGGCAGACCTCAACGAAATTCCCCGACCCACTTTCTATGAATGGATACGCCAAGGCGATGCCGATAATGACAAAGGCATAAGTACAAAACTTGGTCAATTGGCATCTAAAATTAGACTTATGCAAGCAGAAGTAGTCTGTGGCATAGCTAATGATGCCTTTTCAGACGAAAAGAAAGCACGCTTTATCACCTGGTGGCTAGGCAAGATATGCCGAGAGGACTTTGGTGATGATGGCATCGAAATCAGAGAACTAAGGGATATTTTTAAGGTCATATTACCTCTCATGAATAAGGGTGCAATCAATGAAGATGAAAGCCAAGAAGGAAAGTAAAAAGGCAGTGAAGCCAAAGGAAGAAGGAAAGCCCAAGGTTGAGCCGAAATACAATCGCACGATAGCAAGTGGTAGAACGTTAAGAGGTACACGGAAATAACTTAAGGAGCAATATCATGGATGACAAAGCACCTGGACTAGAAATAGCTAACAATCAAAACCCTGAACCATACGCACCTGCTTATCACACCAAGAAGGCTGTGCCGCATCCTTGTAACTCTCAAGCTGAAAAGGTGCAAGCATCTAAAGTCATGCGTCAAGTGATGGATGCAAAATAGATGCAGTGTGCTACCTGCAAATACCCACACTCAAGCGTTGTTGAGACATCGCACCCGCAAGATGATGTCATTAGGCGTAGGCGTGAATGCTTGAAGTGTGGTGCGCGATTTACGACGCAAGAGAAGCTGAGAGAGCCAAAGACCGTTAACAATCATTTCATCAAAAATGACAACGGTGCCCAACGATGAGGCGGGACAGGTTTTCAGCCAACATCAGCGCAAGAGATATGCTAGGTAAATGTCGTGATTTCATGACAAACCTAGAGGAACGTGCAAGGCAGGCCATCTCCATCACCAATGAAAGGACTCAAATACATGCAAGCCCTGCGGATAAAATCTATATTCCCTCTGCTACTGGCAAACTTTTTCATGACGATACTAGTTTTGTTAAGCTCGTTATGGGTCCATACGGCAGTGGTAAATCAACCATGTGCGTGCAAGAGATCGTCAGACGTGCCGCCACCATGCCTTATTGGCATTCAGGACGACGACGAGCTAGATGGGCAGTCGTACGAAATACAAGCGGAGAGCTGTACTCCACCACCCTCCAAACATGGCTCACATGGTTTGACGAGCTGGGAGATATTAGAAAACGACAAAAACCAATACTCACCTATGAGCATTCGTTCAATGATGGCCAAGGGGTTATTGAGCTAGAGCTGATATACATTGCATTAGATCGGCCAGAAGATGTGAGGAAGATTAAGTCGTTGGAGTTAACAGGAGTGTATCTCAATGAGCTGTCAGAACTGCCGCAGAATGTGCTGTCGCATTTTAAAGGCCGCGTTAATGGCCGTTATCCTTCCCGCAGCTTTTGTCCTGAGCCTTATTGGTCTGGCATTATCGCAGATACCAACCCGCCAGACGAAGATCATTGGATTTATAAAGACTTTGAGGAAAACATTACCCCGAGCTATAAGATATTCAAACAGCCATCAGGACTATTGATTGACGAGCGCGGTGATTTCATCAAGGCTAAAGATGGCAACTATATTCAGAACACTGAATGCGATAACGCTCAACACCTAAGCAGAGATTACTATGTCAAGCTTGCAGAAAAACAAAAGGAAGGATTCGTCAAAGTCTACTGCGGGGGAAAATACGGTCTGGTCGAATCTGGGAAACGGTGTTATCCAGAATATAACGATGATATCCACAGCGTCGCGTCCATCCCCGCATTACAGGGTTTGCCAATACACCTAGGATGGGATTTTGGTTTCACACCTGCCTGCATCGTATTTCAGATCAGCCCACGCGGACAATTCAGAGCCTTTAAAGAATATGTGGCCGAAGAAATGGGAATCAAGACGTTCGCTAGAAATATTGTGCTGCCATCCCTTGCCGTGGACTTTCCTTACAATAAGATTGGTGAGTCTGAAGCTGACCCCGCTGGTAATATTGGCGAGGGCATCATGGAAGAGCTGTCAGAGATTGGCGAGCTGATTAATCTTGGCATCAGAACAAATGCAGCGAGCAGCAATGATATTGATGTGCGTCATAGTGCTGTGCGGTTCTTTCTAAACTGCATGATTGATGGCCACCCTGGATTTATCCTATCGCGTGAGGGATGTCCGGTGCTGCGTAAGGGCTTCGTCAATGGTTATCACTTCAGGCGTTTAAGTGTTGGCGGTGAGGAACGCTATCACGAAAAGCCAAACAAAAATAAGTTCAGTCATCCTCATGATGCGTTACAATATGGCGCAATGAAGTTTGCCTCTGATCGCGTGATTGCTGATAAGGGGCAGCCTAAGTGTGAAGATATTTCAAACCCTGTGATGAGGTGGAATTAAGATGCCATGCCAATGTAGAGACAGTGTGACAGGTGAGCGTTCAGGTATATGCAGTGGTAATTGCAAAAATTTGGATAATTTTATTAATGGATGTAATCATCCTAATTGTTTAGCAATGTGCTGCAATGAGATAAGAGCTAGATTAACAAAGCTCGAAAATAAAATATCAGAAAAGTACGCACATCCTGATGTGATTGGAAGGATTGAGAGGCTTGAAAATAGGTACGACAGTTTTGCTAAGTATCAGCACCCAAGATTATTGCAGGAAAGAATTGATAAATTAGAATCGCAACTCGCAGAAGTTAAACGCTTCCAAGACATTACTCATGAGCAATTTAAGATGAATGCTAATACCTCTCAGCAAACACGACCTTATGAACGTAAGAAGCCGCACAAATGTCCTGTGTGTGATGGGTCACAGCGCGACTATTTTGATGTGTTATTGCCCACATTTCAGTACCCTAGCTCAACCATGCTAGATCATGAAGGTAGGCGCTATCAGAATTGTAGAGTCTGCGAAGGCAAGGGAATTGTATGGGGTTGATATGTAAATTGTTAGGCCATAATTTTGTTCAGGCATTTAATGACGTTAGAGCTATTGGAGATAATTGGTTATCTGGTCGTCAATTACTACACTGTCTACGTTGTCATGCTAATGTAGGCATATATCATGATTTATCACTGAAAAAAGGAAGAGAAAATGGAATCGAACCAGAACAAGCAGGAAGTCTTAAAGAATGATAACGATATCAAGCGTCAGGTGCCTGGTATCTTGAATGACCATACAGGCATTAAGAAGCCACAAGAATTGCGTAACGAAGAGTTGTTTTATAGAGCAATTGGTAATAGAGGTTAATAGGATTTTTTAACTTAAGGAGCAAGTCAATGTCAGTAAATCAGTTTACGATTAATTTCCCAGGTCAAAATAACATTGTGCCGCGTGTAGGTCATTTGTATGCGCCAAACAATACACTGTCACAGATCGCTGCCGCTGGTTTTTTGGATAGCTACATCAAGTCACAAAACTTTAGCGTGCTTCCAACAGATATCATTGCGACCGTAGGTTCTGATGGTAGTCAATGGTACAAGCCAGTGTTTACCAATGGCTCATGCCAATTGACAGTGCTGCCGTAAACGATGGCAATTGAAATAGATGGTATATACATAAATGAATTCAACTGGAGTAGTAGAATGAATTTTCAAGAAGCGTTAGAGCTAATGCGTAAAGGTGAATATCTCAGTCGTTCTGGTTGGGATGCTGAAGGTCCAAACAGTGGGTTTGTGTGCATCATGCCGGACATGCTGAATATTTGGAAGATTATCCAAAAGCCCACCCCTAACGCAGGTGTGTTTATGTGTACGATTGCAGATTTGCTGGCAGAGGACTGGTATGTGAGAGATAGAAACCATACCAAACCTGAATTACAAGCTCTAGCAAGTTAAGCGTTGGATGTTATAATCAGTTAGCCCCTATTATCTGGTGAGCCAGTTCAGCCGATGCGACCCGCGTTGCTAGGTATAATAGGGGCAACCTGATCAGCTTATTAACCCAAGGAAGGGTGAACACGCATGGAACGCGAAGTCGGCGACACTAAAGAACTATCCCCTGAAGTTATTAACGAAATGGAAGAACGCCGCGTCACTCGCCTCAATGAGGCTGGGGTTGATGAACAGGCAGTCCTAGATCGCGCTAACACCAATCTCAATACATGGAATAGTTACTTCCAGGAGAATATCACTCGCGGTAAAGATGATATGAATTTCGTATTGCGTGACCAATGGACGGCGGTTGAGCGTTCAGAGTTTACGCGGTTATTTAAACCTGCAATGACATTCAATAAGCTCTATGACTCAACTAAGAAGATAGCGGGCGAACAACGAAAAAATAAACCAGACTTACTAGTACGTTCACTGACAGGAAAAGCGACGCAGGAGCAAATAAACCTACGAGCTGACCTAATAAGAACAATATCATACCAATCTCAAAATGATTTAATTTACCAAACTGCATTTAAGTCTGCCCTCATGATGGGTTTCGGTGCCTTCCAAGTCTGTCTAGATTATGAATCACCACGCAGTTTTAATAAAGTCATTCGATACGATTTAATTACTGACCCGACCATGTGCTCGTGGGATCCGACAGCTATCAAGCCTCACAAAGGTGATGGCAATTTCTGTTCGCGTCGTTATGTGTTCACACGTGATGAGTTCTTTGCAACATTTCCTTATATCACCAACCCAGTCAGTTACATTGACCCATACATGTTGCTCGATTTCCAATGGACAACACGAGATACCATTATTGTGTGCGATGAGTTTGTTAAAGAATGGTTCCCGTTAATTATTTACAAACTCTCTGATGGTAGCGTGGTGACTGATGAGCAATGGAAAGAAAGAGAAAAGAATTTTGAAGATAACATGGAGATTGTTAAAGACTCAGTTGTCGGTGAAATCATCAAGCGTGAAATTCCGCACAAAGTAGATCAACGTCAAACACAAGATTATCGCATCATGCACTATCGTTTGATCAGAGATCAGATTATTGATTTCTCGGAGTGGCCATCACGTCAATTACCTATTCCATTTGTAGATGGTGATAGCTATTACATTGAAGGAAGGCAGTACACAAAATCATTTATTCACGAAGCTCGTGATGCACAAAAGTTATTAAACTATTCACGTTCTGAATTAGCGGGTGAATTAAAGAATCGTAGACGCGAACAATGGATTGGTACGCCGGATAACATTATTGGCTTTGAACAAGACTGGCGTAATCCTGAAGTACAGATTGGTATGCTTCGCGCTCGTCCTGACCCCAAGACTGGCCAGCTCCCACAGAAAATGCCAGCGTGGGAAGTATCACAAGGTTTGTTTGTGACAGGACAATCAACCACTCAAGACATTAGAGAGATTTTAGGTTTCTCTGAAACTGAACAACTACAAGGACGTGATGTGTCAGGTGTTGCGAGACGTGAGCGCAAACTTGAAGGTGCTATGGCATCGTATGTATTCTATGACAACCTTAATCAGGCCATCGAGCAATCAGGACGTATTGTTAATGATTTATTGCCATACGTCATTGGTGATGATGAGCGTCATATGATGTTGTCACGCAAAGATGGCACCAATCAATCCGTCATCTTTAATGAAAAAATGAAAGATGGCACAGTAACTAATCAAATAGAGAATGGTGGTTATGATGTTGAGATTGATACAGGTCCTTCGTTCGCTGTACAGAAAGAGCTTGCACTTGAGTTCTTCCAGCAAACCATCGCAGCTTCAAGTGACCCACGAGTCTTTAATCTCATTGCTGACCTCTGGGCGAAAAACCTTGATGTTCAGTTCATGCCCCAGATTGCAGAACGCTTACAAAATCTCGTACCACCGGAAATTATCGCCAAAGAAAAAGGCGAACCGCCACCACCAAAACAACCTGACCCTCAAGAGCAAATGATGCAAGCTGAAATGAAACTCAAAGAACAAGAGCTTCAAGATAAGCAAGCTCAGATCATGGAACGTGCAGAAGAGTTACGCATCAGAAAAGAGAAGCATCAGCTTGAGGAAGCAGAGCTAATACTGAAAGCACATGAGCTGCAACAAAAGATGAGTGCGGACAGTAAGAAAAATGCAATGGCAGAAAAGAAAATGGAAATGGATTTCACCTCTAAGATTGCAGGTGTAGTGGGTGATATACATAAACACCATAACCCGCAAGCTGAATCACCAAAAGAGGGAAAATAATTGCAGCATCTTGGGTTATTGCTGAAAAAAACATTTCATCATGATATGATGAGTTATGAATATATCTTCCAAGAAACTAGCTGCTAATAGAGCTAATGCCATTTTAGCTGGAAAGAAAAATAAAAAAGAAAGAGTAAAAATAATTTGCTTAAATTGCAATCAAGTTATGTTAGTAAATCCTTGTTTTATCAAACGTAAAAAATATTGTTCATGGTCATGTCGTAAGAGCCATATGAAAGGCGAAAATGCGCCTAATGCAAATGGCGGTCAATGGATGATAGGAAAAAATAATCCTCGGTATAAAGATGGTAAAGGAAACATCGAAAGAAGAGGTGATAAAAAAGAACAAGGAATTTGGAGAAGGCGTGTTTTTGCTAGGGATAATTACACTTGTCAAAAGTGCAAATTGTATCCTAAAAAGAAAGGTCAGCTAAATGCTCACCATATTATTCCTTGGTCAGTAAATTCTTATCTTAGATATGATGTTAATAATGGCATAACTCTGTGTATAAAATGCCACAAAGAAGTTCATCGAGATGGATGGGAAAAATTTGTCCATCCTAGATATGTTGAATTGATGATGGGCTA